CCATTTAATTAGTTTAGTTTCCATACAGTCTATCCACTAAGGGGTTTTTTGTTTCTTATTCGCAATCGTTCTGATTGGGGATTCACCACCACCAGCGGTCAGAATAGAAGCGCTACTGGGGGATAAGGAATGTAATAGCGCAAATGCCGGTGGCGAAGTTAGTGCCGGTTTCCTGAACGACTGACGGGTTAAGTGGCTCCGAAAAGCAAAACTTATTAAGGCAACCTAGGTGGGCTAGGTTCGTCCACCAAAAAGCAACATAAATACAACAGTTATTAGATATTAGGGTATATCACTAGAAAATAATTGTTTACAAGTAAAGATTACTTTAGTAAATTATTAATACGGTGCTTTACCGTGAAAACAAAAGGAAAAAAAATGAAAGTTACAGACGTTTGGTTCATTACTAGAGAAAACGGTACTGAATATTCAAAAACAATTTTTGATAATGAATACACCGCAACATTAGAAAAAAATGCAACAAGTTTTGAATTTTTTACTCCTAATGGCCGTTGGTGCAGAAGCGATGCAATTTGCGACAAAGCAATAAAAGCCATCAATAATTATTACAATCAGGCTGAAAATGTTTGAAACCTTTTGGAAACATTACCCCAGGAAGGTAGCTAAACGTGCCGCCCTGGGGGCGTTTAACCGGCTTACAAAGCAAGAACAATCCGATGCCGTGGAAGCCATTGAACAACACGTTGCCTACTGGAAACTAAAGGGTACTGAATCAGACTTTATTCCCCATCCAAGCACTTGGCTTAATCAAGGCCGCTGGGAAGATGAATTGGACATGACCCCAAAAGAAGCAAAACGCCCAGCATTGCCTTGGTATAGTACCGATGAATTGACAATGGCTAAAGGCCGTGAATTGGGACTAAATGCTTATGCCGGGGAAACAATGGGACAGTACCGACAACGAATCCAACAACACATTGGAAAGATGGCGGTATGAATGTGAAATCAGACAGTTACTTGTTTACCGTACCCAGCTTGGGCTTACCGGTTTTAGGGGTTATTTTGCTAATTCTAAATTTAATAGCCGCCGTGAGCAACTTGCTAAAGATATGTACGACCAATGGAAAAAAGGCAACCGTGGACAAATTGGGGATTGGCGATGAATGAACTTATTTTTATATTTTTCTTTTTTAGCGGCCTAGTGCTTTGGGCTTTTGTTTTGTTAGTAGTAGCTAAAATATGGATGGAACGATGAAAGCTGAAACCCGTGTAGTTGACCCCAATGATTGTGTAGATTATCTATACGAATTTGCCCCGGAATACGCTAAAGCAAAGGGTGAACTGGCTGAATTAGAAGCTTATAAATCCAGCCTAAAAGCCATAAAAATGAAACAATCAAGCGAACAAAGTTTGGGCGCCCAGGAACGCGAAGCTTATGCCAGCCAAGAATATCAAGACTTATGCAAAGCTATTGGCGCGGCAACGTACAAAACAGAAATGTGGAAATTTAGATTGGAATCGGCAAAACTTCGTTTTGAAGCGTGGCGCACCCAAGAAGCCAGCAATCGCAACCTTGAAAGGTTAACCAAATGAACAATGAACCAGTAGCGTGGATGTATAAAGACGAAGAAAATGCAATGGTAGCCTTTCGTAGAGATACGCTACCTTTTGATGCTATTCCACTCTACACCCATCCAGCAAAGACACTAACAGATGAGGAAATAGCAAATACTTGGGATGATGTGCGAAAAGATGCAACATTGAAATCAAGCATGAAAGACATACAGGATTTTGCTAGAGCAATACTAAAAAAGGCACAAGAGAAATGAACGATTATTCAACACAATATTTAGCTTTATTAAAATTAATTAAAGACTTCCATGAAGCCACATTAAAAGGCCAATACGATAAAGCTTATCAAATATCGTTAGATATTACTGACGTAGCGCATGACTTAGAATTAATTGCAAAGGATTTGACTGAACAATGGGGCTAATGCGTAACGCTTATGCGACACATACAGATTATGTGGATTTTCAAGGATTAATTGAAGAAAACTCACATTTTGTACCAAGTAATGTAGATGGAATATGTGAACGCAATGGTTGTTTTTTAATTATGGAATGGAAACGGCCTGGTGAAAAAGTAAGCAAAGGCCAAAAGTATTTGCTTCAAGCATTAGCAAAAAAAGAAGATTTTATGGTTGTAATCATTTATGGTAATACCGATACTGAAACAATTATCAATAAATATTATTTGGTTCAACCGGATGGACAATGTATGCTTGCTGGTCAAGGGTTTAGTATGTTTAAAGACTTTTACAAGCAATGGTACGAACTAGCGAATGGCAAATGAAAAAGAACACTATGCTAAATTGGCAAGATTGGGGTGCATATTGTGCCGGCAAAATGGAATTACTGACACCGACACGCCCGTGGAAATCCATCATATACGCCGATATGGTCAGCCTAGGAAAACCGCCAACACTATACCCTTGTGTATGTGGCACCACCGTCTTGGAAATACCAGCGTTCATTCCCTTGGACACAAAGGCTTCCAAAAATACTGGGGCTGGAGTGAAGAAGATTTACACGAAAAAGTCAAAGAATTGTTAAATGACGATAATTAAATTGCCATACCCACCCAGCATGAATACGTACTGGCGCAATTTTCGTGGCCATACAGTATTAAGCAAAGCTGGGCGCGAATTTAAAACTGCGGTGGCAGAATGTGTTGTAGCGCAAAACATACCCAAATTTGGCGATAAACGGCTTGAAGTGACGTTATGGTTATATCCACGTTCAAAGGTAGTCACAGACCTAGATAATCGTTTAAAAGCCGTTTTAGACGGTTTAGAAGATGCCGGCGTTTATGACAATGATGGACAGATTGATGTACTTATGATTAATCGCGGTGAAATTCGTAAGGGCGGCGGCGTTGATGTAATGATTGAAGTCATATAAAATTAATCATGGCTGATGATTATGAACTAGGCACGGTAGGCCCAATACCAACCGTTAATCCCAACGTTGCAAAAATTGGGGAATTGCTCAATGCCGCTAAAACATATGCCAATCAATATTACGTAAAAGACCAAGTTCCATTAATTGGTGGAACCCAATTAGGCGACTTTTTATTAGGCCAGGCTCCGGAAGAAGTTCAGCGATGGGGCCAAGGCGATTATCCAGTAAGAAACCCATCCGATATAGTAAAAACCGGTGGAAACCGTGCTGATATATGGAAATCAGGACGTTTTGAACCTACTTTTGATGTGGCCGCTATGGCCGCACCAGCATTAGGGAAAACCGCAGAAATAACTAAAGGTTTACCGGTTGGATTAAGTATTAAGCCAGTAACCGCCGCAGAACACGCAGTTAGCACTAGAGTTCCAACCGCCGTAAAAGCAACGGAAAATCCAATTACAGAACATTTATTTTCCAATTACGAAGCGGCTAAAAAAGAACCTGAAGCTTTTAAACACAACGTTGAATTGCTAAAAGACTATCCAAATATTGGATTAAAGTCTAAAAACGTAGATGTAAATGCAGAAAAGTTTATTAATCATGTAAAAGACAACTTGCTTTATTTACATGATGCGGTGCCGGCAGACACTAGAGAACGTAGCAAACTTTGGTATAATGGCGCCCGAAACATTGTGGACAAATTTGGTAAAGAATATGGCGTTCCCGACCAGGCGGCTTCAGGGGTATTGGCCGTTTTGTCACCACAAAAAGATTGGTTTATGAACGTTTCTTTAGGTGAACGTTTAATTAGCGCCATGAAAAACCATCAAGGAACATCCTGGTCGCCTGAAATGTCTAATATTGCTAAAGAAATATGGAATAAACCGCAATATGCACCAATGGTTAAAGCAATTGAAGGCAAAACATTGGGTGAATTGTCAGACCCAGTAGAAAAAGCTATGTGGATTAGAACCCATGACCAGGCACATAATCCTAGAGAACATTTTATTGTTAACCCTGAAGGCGATTATTCGGGCGTTAGATTGACCGGAAAAGGTGAACCATACAAAACTGGTTGGGGTTCATTAAATGAAATTGCTAAAGGCGTAAACATTTATGAAAACCCAACTAAAGAAAACATTAGTAAAAATTTAGGTGGCCAACATAAGGTTCGTAATTTTTATATGAACATTTATGACCCTGAAAACCCACAAGGTCATACAACCATTGATACTCATGCCGTAGCCGCTGGATTGTTACGACCATTGTCCGGCGCATCTAGGGAAGTAGCACACAATTTTGGTAGTAATGTATTGGGTGAAGTTGGCCCTAAAAATAACGCATTTACTGGTTCGCAAGGCACTTACCCGTTGTATCACGAAGCTTATCAACGTGCCGCAAAAGAACGTGGCGTATTACCTAGAGAAATGCAATCTATTACATGGGAAGCAGTTCGCGGTTTATTCCCTGATACATTTAAAAATGCCAAAAATGCCGAAGAAATTGATAAAATATGGTTAAACCATAAAAAAGGCAATATATCCGCTGATGAAGCTAGAAAACAAGTATTTGAAAAAGCTGGAGGAATAAATGAACCTGAATGGAAGCAATGAACACGATTACGTGCTTGAATCAATGAAGAAGCACGGAATTCCAGCAACGTTAGAAAATTATCTTGGATTTGCTTATCCGGAAGGATTGCCTGAAAACTTTGGTTATGAACATCACATGGCTTTGCCTGAAGAAATTCGCAAAGACATTGACAAAAATAATAATTAAAGGAAAATAAAGAAACTAGGCTTTTCTAGTTCTTTTTGCAAAAAGGAAAATATTATGGGTTATGGTATGAAAGGTGAAAGCGGCGAACGCTTTCCAAAAGGTGTTAAATCAAGCGACCGTACAGGCGAAAAACGTGAACCACGTGAAACTGGCGTAAATTCTACAAAATTTATGCCTGGTGCTACTGGTGAAAAGATTCCTAAAGGCGCAACATCAAGCGATACAACTGGCGAACGTCATGCAAAATCATTTGCTGGTGGCGTTGCTCTTGGTATGGAAGATGGAATGGGCGGTCGTGAAATGCACATGGGCAAACACGATGGCCGTTTAGGTGAGTTTAATCATGGTAATACCGGTGAATCCGTATGCTATGACCATAAGCGCGCCGGCCACGACCAAGACGATATGTAATTATGGCTGGGTTTACTGCCAATCTAAATCCCTCATCTAGTAATCAAACTAGCTTGGGGGACTTATTAAAGACCAGCGCATACGTTAAAGATGCACAACGGGCAATGCAAGTCCAAAAGGCTAAAGCAACGCCGTGGAGTGACAAGCCAATGCAAAGCGGCAAAGACATTTCATTTACCGCTGGTTCAGGCAGTCAAGCACCAACAGACCCAAATTATTACGCAGATTAAAGCGAAAAACCCTAGCACGTGAAGGTAAACTAGGGCCTTTCTAACCAACCAACTATTAAGGAGTTGATATGGCTAATGTAGATTTTATATTAAAACCGATGGGTGAGAAAATAGTTGTACGCCCTGATAAACGCATTTTGAGTTCTGTAATCATTGTTGAAAACAAAGAAGCAGACAATATGGGCGTTGTAGTAGCCGTAGGACCAGGCAAAAAGCTACCTAATGGCCGCCGTGAAGCCATGCCAGTTAATGTTGGCGACCATGTTCGATTTGGAACCATGAGTAAAAACGCCCAAGATGAATACCTTAAATTTCAAGAATACTTTACTAACGATGAACGTTATCTTATTATGTCCTGGCAAGACGTATGTTTCTTAACGGAAGAAGATTATGCTGAAAAAAATACTGAACTGGTTTAAATCCGAAGCTGAAAAGTATGCGGAAGATACAAAAGTAATTGATTTTCCACTTGAAACACCTAAAAAGCGCCCACAAGTACGTAAAGCAACCACCCGAAAGGAAAAAAATATGCCATTGAAAAAAGGTACTAGCAACAAGACACGTTCAGAAAACATAGCCAAGGAAATTCGCGCCGGCAAGTTACCCAAGCAAGCTGAAGCGATTGGATATGCCGTACAACGTGAAACAGAAAAAAAGAAAGGTAAGAAAAAATGAATTTAAACGACTTAAAACTAACATTTGACCATTCAGTACAAGAAATGGAAGTAATCCTTCAGGGATTGCGTAAGCTTCCTATTGAAGTGGCCCTAGAAATCCATAACAAACTGCACCTGGGCGCGAAAGCAATGGTTGATAGCCATATTGCACAAAGCATCGAAAAAGTAGCAGATACTCCAGTAGAAGCACCAGCACAAACTACTACTGAAACACCAGTAGCAACTGACGGTAGCGCACCAGCAGAACCACCACAAGCATAACTAAAGAAGGCTTTACAATCATGGACATGGAAATCGATACGAATAATTCAAGAGGGGGTCAAATTGGCAATCAAAATGCTAAGAAGGGCAAACTCTTTTATGACCGTATTCGCATGGATTTGATTCAAGACCCAACCAAGTTAGCCAATATCGTTAAAAAGCTTATTTCACTAGCAGAATCAGGTGAAGCATGGGCAGTAAAGGAAGTAATGGACCGCGTTGATGGAAAGGCTATTGCAACGCAAGAAGTCACCGGTCCAAATGGTGCAGAACTTAAAACTGGTGTTCAGATAACTTTTGTGGACCCTGATGGAACCGTCACAACAGATTAAAGATGCCATCGCCAGGGAACGGTTTCCGGCCAAACTAAAGTGTTTATTTGAACCCAAGCAAATTCGATACAGAATTTTGTTCGGTGGGCGCGGTGGCTCAAAATCTTGGGGAATTTCTCGCGCCTTATTAATCAAGGGTATCAAAGCGCCTATTCGTGTGCTATGCGCCCGTGAGTTCCAAACCAGTATTAAGGATTCGGTACATAAGCTATTAAGCGACCAAATCTATGCTATGGGATTAGAAGCCCATTATGAAATCACCCAAAATACTATTCGTGGTATCAATGGTTCAGAATTTATCTTTGCTGGCATTAAAAACAACATTAACGGCCTAAAATCTATCGAAGGAATAGACATTTGCTGGGTAGAGGAAGCAAATAACGTTACTTCCCATTCCTGGGAAATTTTGGCCCCAACGATAAGAAAAGAAGGTAGTGAAATATGGGTAAGCTTTAACCCTGAACTGCCAACAGATGAAACTTATAAGCGTTTTGTATTAAATCCACCGGAAAATGCCGTAGTCACCAAACTTAATTGGAGTGATAACCCTTATTTTCCTGAAGTATTGGACATAGAACGCAGACAACTGCAAGCACGTGATATAGAAGCGTATAACAACGTTTGGGAAGGTATTCCACGTCAAACGATAAATGGTGCCATCTTTGCTAAAGAAGTCACTATGGCTGAATTACAAGGCCGTATATGCAATGTTCCATACGATGCAATGAAGGGCGTTCATATTGTGTTCGATTTGGGGTTCAACGACCATACGGCCATTTGGTATGTGCAACTGTTCCCAACTGAAACCAGGCTGATACGTTACGAAGAAGATAACCAGCAAACCATAAGCTATTGGTTGGCCAAGATTCAATCCTATGGCTACATGATTGATACGATTTGGTTGCCGCATGATGCCAAAGCCCATTCCTATCAAACTGGAATGACGATTGAACAAATTGTCCGGCAAACAGGGCATAGAACTAAAGTGTTAGATAGAGTGCCTGTTGTAGATTCTATTAACGCGGCAAGAACAATATTCCCTAAATGCTATTTTGATAGGCAAAATACGGAAGAAGGCTTACAATGTTTACGTCACTACCGGTACGAAGTTGACCCCGAAACAAAGCAATTTAGCCAAAAGCCATTGCACGACCATTACTCGAACGGGGCCGATGCCTTTCGGTACATAGGACTTATGATTAACGAACCAAGGAAAGTGGTCAAAAAGACCGTTCCACACGTTCAATCCAGTTGGATGGGCTAGATATGACTGAATCGCAATACGATGATTATGACCCTAGAATTGATGATGCAAAGCAATTCCTACGTTTTGCGGCAGATGCCGATACTAATAACCGTTCAGAAGCATTAGATGACCTAAAGTTCGCCGGTGGCGACCAATGGCCAGTAGAAATCCAAAATAGCCGTAGCGTGGAATCGCGCCCATGCTTAACAATCAATAAAGTTGATGCGTATATCCGTCAACTATGCAATCAGCAACGCCAGCAACGCCCAAGGATGAAAGCCCACGGGATGAACAATGAAACTGACGAACAGTTAGCCGACATTGTTACTGGTATGTGCCGTCACATTGAGAATCAATCTAATGCCGACCATGCTTATGACACCGCTTATGAATCAGCAGTTCGTATGGGATGGGGTTTTTGGCGTGTAAATACACGTTATGTGAATGAAAAGTCGTTTGACCAAGAAATCTGTATTGATACGATTGATAACCCATTTACAGTCTATTTTGACCCTAATTCCGTATTGCCGGACGGTTCAGATGCCGAAAAAGTATTAATTACAACGGTAATCCCTAAAGAAAACTTTAGAGCAATGTACCCTGATGCTGAAGATGGAAGCGGATTTACCCAGCGTGGTACTGGTGATAGTGATGCTGAATGGGTAATGAAAGAAGATATTCGCCTGGCTGAATACTTTTATACCAAGATTGTTAATGCAGACCTAATCCTATTGTCCGATGGCACCCACGTTTATGAAGATGAAATGCCAAGCGAAAAGGTTTTAGAATCTGCCGGCATTTATGAAGTAAGCCGACGCAGTTCATGGCGCAAAGAAATCCATTGGTGCAAGCTAACTGGTATGCAAATCCTTGAAGAAGGCAAATGGGCTGGAAAATACATTCCAATCGTGCCTACTTATGGTCAGCAATTGGTTATTGAAGGCAAACGTAAGAAATTTGGTTTGGTTCGTATGGCCAAAGACCCACAACGTATGTACAACTTTTGGGTTACATCCATTACTGAAAGCGTTGCCCTCGCGCCCAAAGCCAAATGGATTATGGCTGAAGGTCAAGATGAAGGCCACGAAAACGAATGGGCACAAGCTAATACCAAAGCAATGTCTTATCTGCGTTACAAGCAGACAGATACCGATGGCGTACCAGCACCACCCCCAATCCGTCAAGCACCGGAACAACCGCCAGCCGGAATTATGGCCGCGGCCGCTGGAATTAATGCTGATTTGATGGCCGTGGTGGGTATTTTTGACCCATCACAACTGCCACAAGGCCCAATATCCGGTAAAGCATTACAAGGTCAACAGATGCAAGTTGACATGACCAATTATCATTATTACGACAATTTGACCCGTTCAATTGCCCATACTGGCCGCATTATTCTTGATTTAATCCCCAAAATTTACGATAAAGAACGTGTAATGCGGATTATTGGTGATGATGGCAAGCCAAAGATTGTCACAATTAACCAGCAAGGCAAAGACGAAAGCGGCATTGATAAGGTTTTGAATGACGTGACCGTTGGCGAATACGACATTGTGATGGAAACTGGCCCTGGATATAGCACTAAACGCCAGGAAGCCGTGGAATCCATGATGCAAGCTCTGACTGCTAATCCGAACCTATTTGGTCAGATTGGTGACTTGGTATTTAGAAATATGGACTTCCCAGGTGCAGAAGTTATCGCAGACCGCTTGGCTTCTATCAACCCATTGGCCCAAATTGACGACCAATCCAAGATTCCGCCACAAGTTCAGATGCAAATCCAGCAAATGCAACAAGCATTGCAACAAATGGGTCAACAGAACCAACAATTGCAAATGTATATCAAGCAACGCCAGGATGTTGAAGAAGTTAAACAAGGCCATGAAGATAGACGTGCCATGCTTAATGCTCAAGTCAAGGTTAATGACCAAAATACCAGGTCAGTTACTAGCCAAAACAAGATGGAAATTGATGCCCTTATGGAACTTATCTTGCATCACATGGACACCGCCAAGCTTGAAAGAGAAATTGAAGCACGGAATAAAGAACAGTATGGTTTTGCAAATCAAGCAACTGGTAGTTTGCAACCAACTAATGTTGCACAACCGCAGTAAAGTGTTGTATAGTTAAAACAACCTACCGATGGGTTCATCGGGCAAATTCTTGGAGTGAAGTCCATGTCAGAAGCAAATGTAGCAGAACGTTTGGCAACAAACGTAGTAACAAATGATAATTCAGCAGATTTTTATGCTGGGAAATTAGGTTTAGCTACCGAAGAAAGCCCAACTGCGGCTACTGTTGAGGAAACTCCAGTAGAGCCAGCGGCCGAAGTAGGTCAGAGTGAACCAGCCCCATCGGAAGAAAATGCGACCGTAACAGAGGAACCGAAATCTAACCCCAAGTTAGAAAAACGTTTTTCTGAACTGACCAAAGCACGTAAGGCGGCCGAAGAAAATGCGGCACGTGAACGCGAAGCTAGGGAAAGTTTGGAAGCACGTTTAGCAGCTTTAGAAGGGCAACAATCAGCGCCACAAACGCAAACTGCCAATACAAAGCCACAACCTGACGACTATCCGGATGCGTTTAAATACGCTGAAGCGTTAGCCGAATGGTCAGCAAATGAAGCAGTAGCAAGACGTGATAGGGAAGTAAAGCAACAACAAGAACAAGCTAAACAACAGGCAGTATTACAAACTTGGCAACAAAAGCTTGATTCAGTTAAAGCTGAATTACCCGATTACGAAGATATGGTTGCATCATCGACAGTTGCAGTAAGCAATGAAGTGCGTGATGCGATTTTGGAAAGTGATATTGGTCCTAGGATTCTGTATGAACTTGCTTCAGACGATGAATTGGGCGCCAAGATTGCCGGACTATCTACCGCTAGTGCGTTAAAGCTGATTGGGAAGTTAGAAGCGAAGTTTGAAGCGAAAGCCGAAGAACCAGCTACAAGTAAGCCTGTTGCGGTGAAGTCAAATGCACCAAAACCGATTAATCCGATTCGTGGGACAGGCAGTCAAAGCGTATATACAGATGGCGAACAAATCGACTATCAAGCTTGGAAAGCCGGCCGCAAGACAGGAAAGATTCGTTAAGGTAAAAATTTAATTTACATTTAAGGAACTTGCATCATGGCAAATAATTTATTAACCATTAGCAAAATCACCAACGAAGCGTTGATGGTTTTGGAAAACGAACTAACATTCACTTCAGAAGTTGACCGTAACTATGACGACCAGTTCGCAGTAGTTGGCGGCAAAATTGGCGCAACCGTAAACGTAAGACGTCCTGGACGCTTCGTAGGTGCGACAGGTCCCGCCCTCTCGGTCGAGGATTTTAACGAAACTTCTGTACCAGTAACATTGACAACTCAATTCCAAGTTGCGACCCAGTTCACAACACAAGATTTGGCATTGTCTTTGGATATGTTTTCGGATAGAGTGCTGAAACCCGCGGTAGCAACTATTGCAAATAGGATAGACCGTGATGGTCTATTGATGGCTAAAAACAATACTGCAAACATCGTTGGTACTGCTGGTACTGCTCCAACTGGTTTGATTACTTACCTGACTGCGGCCGCTTACCTTGATTCTGAAGGTGCGCCACGTGACGGTCGCCGTTCTTGCATCGTTGAGCCATTCACTTCAGCAACTATTGTTGATAGCTTGAAAGGTTTGTTCGTTCCACAAGAAGCAATTGGCGAACAGTATCGTAAAGGCCTTATGGGTCGCGATTCCGGCGGCATGAATTGGAAAATGGACCAAAACGTTCAAGCACAAACATTCGGTAGCTACTCCGGTGCTACATTGTCTTGTAACGTTACAACTGCAACTGGCTTCTTGACTTCAGGTTGGGCGCAAACTTCTACCATCACTATTGGTGCTACAAGTGCGGCCGCAACATTGAACCAAGGTGATACATTCACTATCGCTGGCGTATATGCAGTTAACCCACAAAACCGTCAAGCTTACGGTTCAGGCAAACTACGTTCATTCGTTGTAACTGCTCCTGTATCTATCAGTTCAGGTGGTACTGCTTCCGTGACTGTTTCCCCAGCCGTTATTACTGCTGGTCAGTTCCAAAACGTTAGCGTAACTTCAACTGGTTCACAGACTGTTACTCCATTTAACAACACCGGTACAACTTCCTCACAAAACATCATCATGCACCGCAATGCTTTTTGCCTTGCTGTCGCTGACCTTGAATTGCCTGAAGGGGTCCACTTCGCGGGGCGCGCCTCTGATAAAGAAATTGGCTTGTCCCTCAGAGTCGTGAGGCAGTACACCATAAATAACGATTCCATTCCTACACGTTTGGATGTGTTGTATGGCTGGGCGCCTTTGTACCCTGAACTTGCTTGCCGCGTAGCATCGTAAGCATTAAATAGCCAGGGGTAACACCCTGGCATTTCAACCATATTTAAGGAATAAAATCATGAGCAATCCAGGACCAGCATCAACCCAAACGATTCATCCATCAAATCTAGCTTCTAACCAAGCTATTCGTTTGTTAGGTGTATTGACTGGCGTAAACGTTAACGCTACTGGCGATAACGCAATTCCAATCCAAAACACAACTAACTTTTCTGTTAGCAACTTTATCGTTACCAATGCTTCTACAAGCTTGACAACGGCAGTTGCGGCAGTTTACCCAGCGGCTAACGCACAAGGTACTGCTATTGTTGCGGCTTCTACTGCGCTTTCAGGCAATACTGGTGCAACAGTTGTTAACCAATTGACAGTAGCTTCTACTGCTACTCAATCAACACAAAACGTATATTTCCGTGTAACTACCGCCCAAGGCGCGGCCGCTACTTGTGACGTTTATGTTTACGGTTACGACTTTAGCAACTACAACTTAACTAACCCTATTGGGGCTTAATTAAGTAAAAAGTAAAGGAAAGGCCGCCCCCAAAAAGGGTGGCTTTTTTTCTATTTAGACTTATAATTAATTATCCTCATTTAAAGGAAAAATCATGTCATCTACTACCGTTACACGTGGCAATGCCCACGAAACTTTTTATATTTCCGTACCTTTGACACCTACCGCAGTTGCAACCGCTGGCGCAACACAAACTTATGCTTTGCCTGGCTTACAAACAACTGACCTAGTATTTGTTCAAGGCGTTGTTGGTTCACAAACTGCTGGTGTTGTTGCCGCTGAAGCTGATTGCTTGGCCGCTAACGTATTGTCTGTTCAATGGGTTAATGCAACTGGTTCTAGCGCAACTCCAGCAACCGGTAATTACATTATCCAAATTACACGTGCTGAAGGCCCATTGCCAGCAACGGCGGTGTAATCATGGCTAATACTTCCGTTTATCGTTTTATTGGACCAACAACGGCTATTACCGTTAGTGGAACATCGTCAACGGCAGTTACCATTACCCCAGGCGGCAACGACCAAATTAACTATTGTGCGTTTCTAAATACTGCTTCTACACCGGTTGCAATTACCATTAGCCCAGTTGTTCAGGGCGTTGGTTCTGCACCGGCGGCAGTATTGCCTACTGGTGGAAATAGTAGCCAATCGTTTGTATTAGGCGTAACAATGTCACAACCTACTGTTATTGCAGTTCCACAGATTTTCTCAATTACCGCAATTGGTACTTCAGGAACCCTGTATGTAATGCCAGTAGCAGACCAATCGTAAGGAAACATTATGGCAAACCCAGGCGTAGCAAATAGTTCAGTAACAAATTTACTGCCGGTACAGGCAACATTTAATACGGCTGGGGCTTGCACCGGTTTGATTGGTCCTGGCGGTGCAGTATTTTCACCACCATTAAGCGGTAATACCGAAAATCCAGCAACTTTGTCTATGGGTGGCAATTTAATTGCTACTTCAAATACATTGCCTACAATTAGTTCAGGATTTGGCACAAGCCCAACAATTACCGCCGTAAGCACTTTTGTATTTAAAATTGTTGTTGGTTCGGGTGGCGCTTCAAGCGGAACTATTACACTTCCAACCGCGCCAAATGGATGGTTAGCTTTTTCCGCTGACGTAACAAGCGGTTCTACATTATTTTTACAATTAACTGGAAGCACAACAACTTCAGTAACATTTACTAGCTTTTCAGTAACAACTGGCGCCGCGGCACCAATG